TCTACCTATTTAGGGTGAAAGTGTTCATCGCACTTGTGTTTAAAACGGCAGTATTGCCGAGGACTAAGGTGTAGCTAAACGAATCACTCAAACCAAAGACGTTTGATTTGTTTTCGCTAAAAAGAATGCCGTTGTGAAAGAGGTCATCTAAGGCAAATCCATCTGCAAATGACCGCACATACGTGGCAGTAATCGAGGGAGAATCGGGTAGCCCGATGGTATCTAAAGATTCGCGAGATAAGGAGTAGATCAGGCTGTCAGATATACTGATCGGAGACGAAAGTCCCTTTATTGATTCTAGAATAACCTGATCAACAAACCCAAGCCCGTCTACTTTTACAATCTCGTTGGATAGTGATGCTGAATCCGTAATGCCAAGTGAGTCTGTAAAGTCTCTTACGAAAAGCATCAAGACCGATATGGTCTCTCCAAGCGTAATATTGTCTGCTAGAACTTTTCCTGTCGTAACGGATACAGCTTCACTAAGACCTATGGTGTCGCTTAGAGATTTGATATATGTAAATGCAGTGGTTTCCAGCATCACAAACTCATGAGCGCCGAAATATCGGTTAAGAGAGTCAGCGTCTAGTCTTATTTCCACTGCACTTATTTTCTGATGAGAGGCTTCCGCCTTTAATAAGGTGTATGCAGCCTGAGCATTCGCTAGGACATAAGTAACGTCAGACGTAACTGCCATTAGTCAAAATCACTCCGAACCTTAAATTTAATTAAATCGTATACAGTCTGAATGCCGCCTGAGCTAAAGGTGACTTCAATCTCACCCTCAAATGTTCCAGCTGTCGAAAGCGTTCCAGCTGGAAAATCTGTAACGACTTTTCCTGCTGTACCTTCTGTAACCGTGCAGGTTAGTGTTGACGTAACAGTAGTACTTCCAAGCTCTCTAATTCTTAATCGAACAGTAGCCCCCGTCACGTTAATAGGTGCCCACGTTGCGCTATCCGCGCTGTCAAGTACCAGCCCAGCAGCGGCACTATTAGAGTCTTTTAGCGTTAAAGTAAGTTCTGGTAACGTATCACCAGTAACTAAACTAAGCGTTGTCGAATAAGCCATTTAGATAAATGCCCTCGGTTTGCACGTTAAAGATCCACCAGAGAATCCATACTTAGCTTGACGAATTGTTCGTCCCACTTCTTTCTCATATAGATCCCGATTAATTGATCCGAAGTTTGGGTTTGAGTAAGGCTGTCCTGCCATCATCTGTAACCTAAACAAAGTCCCGTGAACAATTAGCTCTCTATGTTCAAGACCTATAGTGTCTGGAATAGATGTTGAAGATGACGAGGGCTTCAGGGAATAAAGTACCCGATAGGAGTGATTAGCCGCAGGTATCGGGGCCACATAAAACTCTTTATTATCACGCTGCGCGTAAAACCGTGGCGTTCCTTTGGTTTTCTCATTGCCGAGCCTCTTAAGAAGCTCGGTATAACTAACAGGTGATAGCGCCGTCCTGTCGTTATAGATGTCAATAATATGATTCAGCTCAGTCGAGGAAGGAATAGAAACTTCGTATTCATTAACCCCATTCACAATCGCGACATACTCAGGCTCGGCTAAATAAATATCTGTTCGACGACAAAAGTCGATTACCGTATCTCTGACTGCTCTTTCAATTAAAAAATCTGGACAACCCTGAACTTCGGGTCTGACGTATACAGCGAGATCAACAAACTTCATTAGCCTCTAACTCCCGTTGGTTGGGGAGTAGTCGCCATATCTGCTTGTGTCTTCATCCCTAGAGAATTTGAAAAGCTTGAATAGTGCATCATGCTTCTCTCGGCATTGCCTGCAAACTCTGAATCTTTTTGATAAGAGCGATACAGGATATAGTCAAGGATTGCATTCCCGTAGATATCGTCTAGCGATATAACCGTAGTATCTGATGCAAAGTTGCTTATCGCGATATCTGCTGGAGATGTGCTGTAAATAAGCTCCAACGTGTGCGTTCCGCTTGCCCCTTGAGGGTAAACATAAAAATTCTTAGGATCGGCAGCATCGTAAATATAATGCTCGATCTTATTAGTTCCGGCCACCGACTGATGCCAGTTTGGTAACGTCTCGTCAAGTATTCTTCGATCAACTTGAGTGACAGCTCTTCCATTTAGGTTGCGCACCACCTGAACTAACCGTAAGGCAATAGCAGGTAATGTCTGCTTGCTACCGTTAGCTAGTGCTAAAGTAGTGTTTACCATATTGGCGTCGGGTCTATGAAGGACAATTTCTCTTTGCCCATCATTAAAAAACTTTAAAAGCTCAATGCTCGGAAAGCGCACCTTAGTGGCGTCCTGCAAGATAATGCTTGCACGATCTAAAACATCTACGACTTTAGTTGTCGCCATTCTCGCTCTCCTCTTCTACCCATTCAATAATCTGGAGATCAGGATTACCCGCAAACAATTCGTGATACTCAAAGATGTTACCCGTAACCATATTCTTAACTTTGGAAGGTATAAGAGTAGGAGTTGGTACTTCTGGCTCATCTTTTAGAATATCTAATCTGTTGACTTGATCTTGCAGGTCAGCAAGAGACATTCGTCGATCTAGCTTTTTGCCATACACGACCTGAGCTTTATCAAATAGCTCGTCTTTCTTTGTCTTTGCGTTCATCGTTTCTCCGTTAAAAACAGGGGGCAATACTTGCTTTTAAAAAACAAGTACGCCCCACCATTTAGTTGTCTAACTTAGTTCCACTTACCTACTACTAATGCGTCTGGAGTAATGACCTTAGAGCCAAATACTTTTAGACCGCGTACTGCGTCACCAAAGGTAGCTTCTAAGCGAATAGTTTCAGTGTTGCTAAACTGCGACGCGAAGGAGATTGCTTTTGGGTGACCTGCTAGAACGTGCGTATAACCGTTGTCAGCGCCAGCCGCTGGCTTGAGCAGCATGTTTGACTGATACACTGTGAAACGATCTACCATTCCAACCTTACCGTTACGAAGAGGTGACGTAGAGTCGCCCGTTAAGTACGCCTGACGAAGTTCAGACTGCTTGAGCAGAGAGATCTGTGCAGGGTTCAGAACGATAAATCGACCTTCTTCTGGAATGTTCAGGTTGTCCAAGCTAGTTGACATCGAGAGGATATTAGCCAAGATGTTCGCAGCCGTGATAGTGACCTGAGAGCCGATTGTGGTGGCGCCAGTAACTACGCCAGCCAAAACATCAGTTTCAACAGCGATACGCATACCTTCAGAGGCATCAGATGAAGCTTTCTCGATTAGATCTATATCAGCTTGAGCTTTAAGAACGTCATCAACCTTAAAGCTAAAGTACTTAGCCTTGTCGATGCTCAACTCAACCTTAGAGGTTGCTAATTCTTGGGTAGTGATACTGCCGTTGTAATCGCCAATCGTTACAGAAGGAACTGTGCGGATAATGACTTTGTCGCCTTGGCCTGAAATCTCACCTTCATAATCGGTGTTTGAGATTGCTGGCAAAACAGACTGCTTATAAAACTTGGCTTGCATTAACTTACTAAAGACTTCTGGGATGAAGTTTACTTCTGATGATGCGCCAGTACTAAATTGTGAAAAGGACATTTTTAATTACCTAAAAAACGTCTCCTCATATCCATTTACCTAGAGAACAAGATTATTGGCGGATATTGTTTGTCCCCATTGCTTCCATTATCTCTGCCTGATGCTCTTCAAATTGAGCTATAGGCATTCGTTTAATTTCGTCAACAGTCCAAACTTTTTTACCGCCTTCTGTTTTGGGCTTTCTTGCTTTTGGCATCTTCGGTTCTGCAACCGCTTTCGCCTTCGCTAAAGCCCGCTCTTGCGGCGTTTGTACTACAACCCCCATATCTGCTTTAAATCTGTGCAGCACGGTATTAACATCATTGGACGATCCAGACTGAATCCATTGCTTTGTCGGGGCATCTTGTTCGTCAAGCCAGTTTAGCCAGTCTGCCGTCTCTACGAGATCATTGACATCTGGGTGTTCGGATTCGATTCGATCAAAGTGCGCCTCTGCAATCTTTTCATTCTTCTCGTCAATTTTGCCTTGTGCTTGCTCTGCTAAAGCTTCCTGTTGGCTGGCAATCTGTCCTTGTGTTCGCTCTAATTCATCCAGCAGTGGAGCAGCCAAATCGGGATAATCTTCCCTCAACTGACTCAACTTACTATCATCCTTTTTACGATCATCAAACTCAGATTTCAACTCCGTAAGTGTTGCTAACAGGTCGGCATTTTGCCGCTTCAAGTCAGCCGCTTCTTGCGTAGCTTTTGTCATTCGTGACTGAGCGCCTTTCATCGCCTTGTTGGCTTTTTGAACTTCCAACCTTAGATCATCATCGGAGTCGCCGCCCTCTGTATGATCAGTATCCGTAGCTACAGTCTCAGCCATGTCCGTTGGTTCGGGGGCTTCTGGGACAAGTTCCAGTTGTACCTCCTGATTATCGGATGCCTCCGGTTCAGTTGTTACAGCTCTCATCTTGTTCAGCAACTCGTCAGCTTCTGCTTCTAAGCGGTCTGGGTCATTTCTATTTGACATATTTTGGTCGGGTCGATTGCTCGATATCCGCTCTACTCTATTACGGGTGTCCGTTTCCGGTTCCGAAGGTTATCTAAGTGCGCTTTTGCACTAGATTCCAGATCGAGCAAAAAGCGAAGCTCTTCAAGCCTGCCCTGCTCTCTTCTGAAACTTTTGTCATCCGCCAGCTCTAACTTATGCTGCGCGTCTGTAAATCTGTTTTGAAACAGCTCTCTTATCTCAGACCATTCCTGCTGGTGGCATATCCTGAGGATTGCCTGCGCCTGACTGCTGCTGCATTTGAGCTTGCATTTGGAGTTGTTGTTGCTGTTGCTGTTGCTCAAGTTGAAGTTGCTCCTCACTCTTGATAATGCCGTCTGGATCAATGTCCATCGACTTAGCTACTTCGCTAATCAACTGCTGGCGATCAATAAGGCTAGAGTCTAGATCGTTAGATACAAGGCTTAAGAACTGGAGTAGCCGTTGACTCTGCACTTCTTTCTGAACAAGCGCGGTGGATCCACGGGCTACAATCTTTAGGTCGCCTTTAGATTTTTGATTAGTCCCGTACTCCATGTTCCAGTGAAACATCGAGCGAATTAAAGGCTCTAACAAGAAGTCATCGACATTCTTAATCGTAGACTTCAGCGCAACATTAGCTGCACCCATCAGCATCGACATGCCACTGGCTGTCTTGTTCATGCTGTTGCTCTGTTGACCGTGCGTATAAGAAGGTAGGCTCGTAGTCTCGTCCGCAAAGCGCCGAAAGATCTCAACGATCTGGTTGAGGCCGTTCGCGTTTGCAATCGGCTGATACCAACGAACCATTGGCATAGAGCCATCGCCACCTTCGCGCAAAAAGACTCGCCAAGGATGAATGTCTGTTGGGTCTTCACCCGCCGCTAGAAGGTCGGTATTGATTTCCATCATTGGAGCTGAGGACATCGCTAGGTTATCTAACCAGATTCGTGTTGCGGCATTCAGGGTTCCCTGACTGTCACGCAT